ATGAAATGTTGCAATGTACAGAGTATGAGGACTTTATTGGCCTCCTTAAATACCATACACAGCTTCTTCATGCGAAGAGTTTGACGGGATGTCACCGTGGTCGTAAGATCACACAGGTGATGCCTGAGGTGCCTAAGCATTGCGCTAAGCACCCTCTGCTCTTCTCTGGGAGTGTTCGAAGATTTTTGGCTGACAGACTAATATCTGTAACCAATAAAAATCAACACTTATTTTGGTCGCTTTCTCAAGTTAAGAGGGCGGCCGAAGTAGTACCTGACTCCTTTGTCCAGAAGGCGCTTGTTAAGCACCGAAAGGCAATGGAGACCCCGTCAGGTCCTTCTACACCATCATACTTACTGTCGATCAAACAGAAGTTACAAAACATCTTTAAAGGTCTGAAACCTAAAAAAGAGTTTTCTGTACACGAGTACTCTACCAACGCTTGTTGGGAGAATGGTCGTGATGCAGGTGGTGCAAAAGGGTACTTGCTCAATGATCATGTTGAGCAAGGGCTAGTTTCAAATGATGAACTACTAGGAATGTCGTATGACCCTGTATTAGGTGTCATGGAAGACCACGGTTTTTATACTGTGAGCCTTCGCGACTTAATTGACGGAGAAAATCGGAGAGTGAAATCCAATTTATCCGAAGGTTTGTACACTGGCTGCCAAGCCAAGGTATACCCTGTATGTGAACCGTTGAAGGTACGTACCATCACAAAGGGCAATGCGTTTGCATATGCTATTGCGATGGGTCTTCAGAAAGCGATGCATTCGCATCTGAAGATGTCTCACCAATTTTCATTAATTGGCGAACCCGTAACCCGCCTACACGCCATCGAGTGGTTGACCGAAAAGTCAACTACCGGCTTGTGGGTCTCTGGAGATTACTCCGGAGCAACAGATCTCATCAAGATCGAACTGACGAAGATGGCTTTCGAGATTGTACTTTCAGAGTGCAATCAAGACGACGAATATAATACAATTGTTCGCCGTGTGCTCTACGAGCACGAAATCCATTATCCGAAATGTTCTGGTCCGAACGGCACAGATCTTCCTCCTGTGATGCAAGCAAATGGTCAATTAATGGGATCGGTTCTTTCCTTTCCCATTCTTTGTGCTATTAATCTTGCGCACTATTG